TTTCGGAAATGGATGATGGATACCACACAGGAAAATTTAGAACTCCAAAAGCTTAAAAGTCTTTTTAAAAAGACAATAAAGATATTTGGCCCACCAGGAACAGGCAAAACCTATACACTAATTGAACGGGTATTAAAAACAAAATTACGAAAAGGAATACAACCAGAAAAAATTGCTTTTATTTCTTTTACAAATAAAGCAGTAAACACAGCAGTAGACAGAGCTCTATCTGCTTTTCCTCAATACACTGTAGAAAATTTTACTAGATTCAAAACACTTCATAAATATTGCCGTAGGTATTTTAAAGAAGAAATATTTGATATCAAAAACTGTATGATTGATTTTGCTTTACAGGAAAGTATTTTAAAAAGATCTGATCGTAGATTAGAGGACGATGAATTTATTTATAAAGACTGGTCACTTGGTATTTACGATAAAGCCAGAAACATGATGGAAGATCCTATTAAAGTATACAAAAAAGAATCTTATAAGAAAGATAATATTGATGTCTTTCAAAGAAAGATATCTACGTACGAACATTATAAACAAAATTCATTTATTGATTTTACTGACATGATTGAAAGAGCTATAGATGAAATAGATTTTCCTGAATTAGATGTATTAATTTTAGATGAAGCTCAAGACTTTACTCCATTACAATGGTCGGTGTTATATAAGATGGCTGAAAATTCAAAACGAATTTATTTAGCAGGTGACGATGACCAAGGTATTTACCAATGGAATGGTGCGGACGCTAAATACTTTACTACTTATTTTCCAGGAAGAAAAGTAGTATTACGTAAGACAAGAAGGTTTGGTAAAGCTATTCATCATTTTACAGAGATCATTCGTAGAGGTATTTTAAACTCAGAAGAAAAAGAATATTTACCCGATGAAACAAAACAAGGATCTGTAAAAAGATATTTAAATTTTAGAGAGATAGATTTTAACTTACAGGGTACTTGGTATATTTTAGGAAGAGTAAATAGAGTCGTAAACGAATTACGTATGGCAGCCAAAGAAGCTGGCCTATATTTTGGAGACAATAAAGGTAATAAATCATTTGATCGTAAACAATGGCAAGCTATTAAAGCATGGACAGCCATTTCTAATGGTAAAGTAATTAATAAAGCAGATGCTGAAATTATGTACAAATACATTAGAGATATTGAAAAAGACGCATTCAGAACAGAAAACTTTTGGATTGGTGAGCCCGATTTTAAAACTTACAATTTTGAAACACTAAAAGAATGGTGTGGATTAATTGTACCTGATGAAAAGAAAAATAAAGAATGGTGGTGGATTCTTAGGCGTAATTTTACATCAAGACAAAAGATATATTTTATTCGTTTATTAAAACGATATGGTCAGAAACAATTAAATGATGACCCCACTATTATTATTGATACTATTCATAGTGTTAAAGGGGGAGAAGCAGATCATGTTGTATTAGCAAGTAAAAATGATTACGCATCTGATTTTTATAGAAAAAATAAAGAAGATCAAAGCGGAGAAAGAAAAGTATATTACACAGGAGCTTCTCGTGCAAAAAACTCTTTACATATCTTATCAACAGACTATAAGTATCATTATCCAATCGGCAAAGATTATTTAATTTATTTAGAAGAAACACGATGACACATAAAGATATATTCAAAGATGTATTTCCAGAAGAAAAACAAATCGGAGGATCTCATTATAAAAATTTTACCATTCAACCTTATGAATTCATAACAAAAAATAACTTATCCTTTTTTCAAGGAAACGTTGTGAAGTATGTTTGCAGATATTTAAATAAAAATGGAATAGAAGATTTGCAAAAAATAATTCATTACTGTGAATTAGAAATAAAATATTTAAAAGAAAAAAAATAATGAAACGATATTGGCATCCTATAAAACAAGTTACAGAATTTATTGAATCTATAGCACAGGGAAAAGTTTTAGAATTGGGGCCAGGTTCCATACCTTTTAATAAAGCAACACATTTTTGTGGTCATAGTGAAGAAGAGAAATCTCGCTTCCAAAATTATTCGTTGTGTGATTTTTCATCCCAAGTTTTCCCATACGAAAATAAAGAATTTGATTTTGTTTATGCAAGACATGTTATTGAAGATTTAAATAATCCTGTTCATTTTTTACAAGAATGCAAACGTATAGCAAAAGCTGGATATTTTGAAACACCATCCCCTTACGTTGAAATTCAAAAATATATTGAACATGATGGGGCTATACATAAAGGATACCATCATCATTTTAGTTATGTTTGGACAAAAAATAATACGATTAATATATTACATAAATATCCAATTACAGAACATATGGATATTAAAGTAAAGACAGAACTGTTAGATGACCCTTTTAATTGGAACAATTATTTTTTGTGGGAAAATGATTTTGATATTCAGCATTGGCGACATGAAAGAAATTTTAATACTATTGAAGATTATCCAAATTTAATTTGCCAAGCTATTGATGAAGGGATAAAACACGGCAATCAATTTAAAACAAAAATTTTAAAGCATGCAAAAACCAATAGAGGTTAATACTAATTTATACAGACGATTAAAAGAAAACGGTATAAAACTTAATAATATTATTGATGTTGGATGTTATAAAGGATCTTGGACAAGTAAAGTTAAATTAATTTATCCTGATGCAAACTATTATTTAATAGATCCTAATAATATATATGAAGAAAAACTAAAAACATTAGGAACTTTTTATCAAGAAGTAGTCGGTCAACAAGAAGACAAAAGAGAATTTAACTTTAGTGAAAACGAATTAGAAGAAACAGGAAATTCTTTATATGAAGAAAATTCAAATATTCAATTTAATAAAAAAACAGTTATGGTAAAACCTTTAAGAGACATAGTACCTGATCAAATTTATGATTTGATTAAAATGGATGTGCAAGGAGCAGAATTAGAAATTATGGAAGGTTCTTTAGAATTATTTCAAAAAACTAAATTTGTTCAATTAGAATGTCCCGTCCATCATAACAATAAAGGTGCTCCTAAGTTTGAACATTATATTAACTATATGGCTAATTCTAATTTTAAAGTATTTGACATTGATACAATTTTCTTTAATACCAAGTTAATGGTCTTAGATTTTCTTTTTGTAAACACATTATTACCTAAAGTATCTTCATTAGAAAGTGAAACTATAACTTATAATAAAATATGACACATCAACTTAATTTTATTTATCAAGAATCAGATTGGGTTTGTCCATCTGAATACCCAGATCTTTCACACGCTGATTGTATAGCTATAGATTTAGAAACTAAAGATCCTAATATAAAAACATTGGGGCCTGGATGGCCTAGATTTGATGGCGCTATTGTTGGATTTGCTATAGCTACAGCAGGTCAACAATATTACTTTCCTATACAACATGATGCTGGAGGTAATATGGATTTAGCTGTTACCACTGCGTATATACAAGATTTATTAAAACTACCTTGTCCTAAAATATTCCACAACGCTCAATATGATGTAGGCTGGTTAAAGATTAATGGATTTGAAATAAACGGAAAAATTATTGATACTATGGTAGCTGCTGCTGTAGTTAATGAAAACAGATATTCTTATGCATTAAATTCTTTAGGATTTGATCTATTAGGTGAAATTAAATCAGAAGCATTTTTAAATGAAAAAGCAAAAGAATGGGGTTTGGATCCTAAACAAGATTTATGGAGAATGCCAGCTGGGTTTGTGGGTCATTACGCAGAACAAGACGCAGCATTAACTTATAAACTGTGGCAGCATTTAAAACCAATTATTATAAAAGAAAATCTTCAAGATGTATTTGATTTAGAAATGGAACTACTGCCAATTTTAATTGAAATGAGGATGACTGGATTAAGGGTAGATTTAGATAAAATTAAAATATTAAAAAAAGAATTTATTAGTGATGAAAATAAAATATTAAGAGAGATTAAAGATCTTACTGGAATGGGGGTAGATATTTGGGCGAATAGATCAGTAGCAAAAGTATTTGATCACTTAGGGTTAGAATATCCTAGAACAGAAAAAACAAAAGAACCAAGTTTTACTTCTAATTGGTTACAGAATTGTGAGCATAAGATAGCTAAACTAATTAGAGATGCTAGAGAAGTTAATAAATTTCATTCTACTTTTTTGGATGCTATTGAACGTCATTCTTTTAAAGGGAGAATTCATTCTGAAATTCATCAATTAAGATCGGATGGAGGAGGGACAGTATCTGGTAGATTAAGTTATTCAAATATGAACTTACAGCAGATACCAGCAAAAAATAAAGATTATGGAGATAAGATTAGAAGTTTATTCTTACCTGAAGAGGGAAGACAGTGGGGGTCATTTGATTACTCGCAACAAGAACCACGGCTCGTTGCCCACTATGCAGCATCTATTGAACAAGGATTTACTGGAGCCGATGAATTTATTAAAGCATACCAAAACGAAGAGGCTGATTTTCATCAACTAGTAGCTGAAATGGCTGGTATACCAAGATCTGCAGCTAAAACTATTAACTTAGGTATATTTTATGGAATGGGTAAAAATAAATTATCTAGAGAATTAGGTATATCTAAAGACGATGCTGAACAATTACTACAAAGATACGATGCTAGAGTTCCTTTCGTTAAAAAATTAGCATCTGAAGTAATGGCATCTGCTAGTAAATTTGGTTTCATAAGAACAATTAAAGGTCGTAAATGTAGATTTGATATGTGGGAGCCTACCACTTTTGGTATGTTCCAAGCAATGAAATATGAAGAAGCTAAGGCTCATTATGGCAATAACATTAAACGAGCAGGCACATATAAAGCATTAAATAGGTTAATTCAAGGATCTGCAGCTGATCAATCCAAGCAAGCTATGATTGATTGTTATAAAGCTGGTTATAGACCTTTACTCCAAATCCATGATGAATTATGTTTTTCAATAAATGAGGAACAAGAAGATATTAAAAAGATATCTTATCTAATGGAAAATTGCATAGATGGTTTAAAAGTACCTTTTAAAGTAGATGTGGCAATAGGAAGAAGTTGGGGTGAGGCAAAAGAAAAGAAAGAATAGTTATTGGAACTGGTTTTTTAAACAAGCTAAGGAGATACAAAATGAGTATAAAAAAAATGTTAAATTCAAAGAAAATCAAATCAAATCAAAAAAATGACCTTCAGGGGTATTATTGGGATGGTAAACAATCTTGGTTACTATACCGTACAGCAGATGGTAAAGACTTTAAGA